GACCACACAATGTAACCGTAGATGCTCTTTTGCTTCATGGTAATGTCTATGACACCAGGCTTGTTACCTTTAGCACACCTGGTTACTACCCTATTAGAGCTCTCTTTGCAGAAAATGGTGGAGGTGATGACTGGTCTATTGAATTTATGGGACCTGGAATTAGCCCACGAAATGACGGAACCAGCTTCTTCTTCAGTAGGCCAACAGCAACCGGTTTCTAGTATACTCAAGGGCATATAACTTAGGAGCATAAATGACAGCCTCATACCCATCCTCAGTACGGTCATATAAGGCCGTAGTGGACCTTGTGGACACCGTAATCGCCGACAACGTCAATTCCCTTCAGGAAGAGATTAAAGCGATCGAGACCACCCTTGGAACCGCTACAACGAACCAGAACCCTTTGGCCTCTACCTGGACCGGCTCCTTCAGCACAGCTACAACCTGGGGCACCCTTTACGACCGTCTAGCTAACATTGAAGTTGGTCTTGTAAGCGGTGTCGCAAATGCCCCATATGTCCTTGTAAGCGGCGGCTCTTCAATTAGCACAACTAATAACAAGGGCTTGCAGCTTAAGGCAGGGTCATCCAGCCTTAACCTTCTAGAGGCCTACTCTTACAGCAATACTCTTAACTTCACCTTAGATGCCTCAGGCTTGCCTAAGGTAGGAACCAACAACGTTATCTATGTCGGTAGTACCGAGTACAACGCTTTGGTCTCAGCTACATCAGCTGCCTCAACCTTGGCCGGTACAAAGGTCTCAGCTACTAACGGCACAGTCACTACAGCATCTACATCCTCAGGCGTAGTCCGTAACATCTATGTTAATACTGCGATCCCTTCAACAACAGCGGGATATCTTGATGGGGATATTTGGGTGGTATATTCCTAATGCCAGCTCAAGTTAAGGTCAGTGGTGCCTGGAAAGGCATCGGGGCAGTCCTTACTAAGGTAACTGTTAATGGAACCACAAGTTGGAGAAACGTATCTTCAGCCTGGGTTAAGGTAGGCGGCACTTGGTACAAGTGGTTTAGCGCTGCCTTCACAGATACCTTTGCTAGAACTACCTCTGGATCTTTAGGCACATCTTCTAGCGGTGGATTCTGGACAGCTATCAAAGGCGTCTTCTTTGCCAATGGAACTAAAGCACAATCTAATGATGCCCCATCTAATAACTCTATTGCTGTTACAGAAATGGGTAGCCCTAACATAACAGCGATTGCTCAGAATGTTTCTTTGGGTATGGGTATCTCATTTTTAGTTGTAGATCAGAACAACTGGATGGCAGCCGTAGGTCTTGAGAGTGATACTAGCTACTCATACAACTACTCTTACAACACCCCATATACCTATTCAACACCATATACGTACGCTGTAGGATATACATCTTCTTCACCTCTAGGTTACTATTACACAGGAACTAGCTATTACTATTACACAGCTACTGCTCCAGACGGCACTTTTTATACTGGCACCTATTACTATTGGGACGGTGCGTATACAACAAGAACTGGATATACTCTTGTAGCCGCAGGCTATTGGGATCACGGGGTATATACCTATGACACTGGATATACAATCGGTGGAAAAGAAATCTGGCACTATGGTGCGTACTCTATTGTTGTTCCCAACCAATATGCGGCCTATACCTATGACTCCCCAGCCACTAACGATGTCAGCGGCTCATATACAGTTGCAAATTACTACAGTTATACTGCTTTAGGTTCTACAAATAATTATGCCCCATATTACTCAGGAACATATTCTGTAAATGGGTCTTACTCCACCAATAGCACCTATGTAACAACAGGTGTTACTACGGGAAGCACTGTTAGGTACCTACTTAATATTTATCAGTCTGTTGCAGGAACTGTGACCACGGTAGCCTCTACAACTTTGAACAGCATCCTTTCTTCTTTAAAGGTTGTTATCTCAGGCACCTCTGTTACAGCTACAGCCTTTAGTGATAACGCTCAGACCTCTAGCGTTGGAGTTGCCACCAAAACTCTTGGCAGTACCCCTACTGCTACAAAGGCTGGTATAATTTTGACAGCTTCGGCTCAGAATCAGGGATATACGGTAGGATACTTTACCGCAGCAATTACGGGATAAAATTTAGAATACGAGGGGCACATGAAAGTCTTCAAGTTTGTACCTAGTCCAGAGGTAAATAAAAAGCATTCACCTCCGGTACCGGCAAAAACTACTGTACCTGATTGGTACAAACATGCTGAACGTTTTTATCATGATAAGCACGGTATTGAATACCCAGGCTTAAAAGTATGTGTACCTTTTATTGATGCGATGATATCTGGCTTTATGTTAGTGACCCCTGTAGATGTAGTTGTGAGTGTAAACGCTAAAGGCGAATCAGAACTTACTTGGGAAGAAGTAGGGTTCCACATCTTGACAGAACGTGTTGGCCTTTCTGGCAGCACCATTCCTCGTCCACCTGGGTATGCACACAACCATCTTGCTTGGAACTGTCAATGGGGCTGGAAGGTTCCTGATGGGTATAGTGTTCTTCTTACCCACCCACTTAATAGAACAGACTTGCCTTTCTATACCTTATCTGGGATTGTAGATAGCGAAGAGTTTACCGGTTGGGGTAATGTACCCTTCTTTATTAAAGAAGGTTGGGAAGGTATTATTCCTGCGGGTACACCTATAGCACAGCTGCTTCCAATTAAAAGAGAGAAGTGGGTATCTGTTCAAGACTATACAGAAACACCTAAGCAGCTAAAGCGAAGTGCGGTTCTTAGATCTGCTACAGGTGTATATAAAAAACGATGGAGAAAACCAAAAGAGTATTCAGCTAGTAAGGAGGGTATAGATGTTCAAGAAGAAGAAACCAATTGAACAGCCAATAGAACAACACGCTATTACTTTAGGTATTGTAATTGATGATGAGGTTGTAGACACCTTTGCGGTTAATAGCCCTAGGTTAGCATCCTTATTTTTAAACAACCCAACATTTATAGACTTAGAAGAAAAGAAGTAATATGTCTATCTATATAGCCGTACCTACCATGTATGATAACCAGGTACCTTTTACGGTTTATGAAGCTATTACTATGGCTGATAAACCTGAAGAGGTTACCATTGGCCTTGTATTAATGGAGACATACCATCCAGAAGTTGACTATGAGTTTTTTTATGAAGATAAGATTGTTAAGCTACTTGAGTACCCACAGGTTAAGTTTAAAAGATTTAAAGTGGGAGAGTATGAGCCTTCAGTAGGGTTTGGAAGAGATCAAGCTCTATCTATGTACACAGATGAGGACTATGTTCTTCAGGTTGATTCGCATACTCTTTTTGAAAAGGGTTGGGATACTAAGCTTATCAATATCTACAAGGGTGCCTTAGAGGCTACAAATAATCCTAAGACCATATTGACATGTTATCTTCCGGGGTATAGGCATAATGACGGTAGGAGAACCCCGCTACATAAAGATCACCTAGCTTCATACCCTATCTTTACATTTAGAACTTGGTATGAAACAAATGTACCAGCCTGGACTGACTCAGTTTTAACTGGGGCACGTGCAACAAAGTACAAATCTTCTGAAGTTTACGTGCCTGCGGTAAAGTTTAACGCTCAGTTTGTATTTTCAAACAACCACTATATTGGAAATACTGGCCTAGACGTAGACACCATCTTCTGGGAGGAAGAGATTTTTCAAACCATTAACCTACTTGACTCTGGGTTTTCACTTGTATTTCCAAATATGATTCTTCCTGTAGCACATCTATTTCAAAATGATGTAGATTATAAAGCTGGGCCTCTTCACCCTACTTGCAGAGTTAGTGGGGCAAACCCTAAAGGCTTAACTACAGAGGACTATCGCAAGGGTATTAAAGATAACTGGTGGAAGTTTATTCAAGACCCTGTTAACAAAGATAAGGTTGACAAGTTCTGTAAGTACACAAGGCTTAATCTAAAATATGGCCCATTCAAAGAAGGATATATCCCTAAGGACTTTAATAGATGAGCAAATGGAAGGCAAAACCTTGGGATCTTTTAAATAAGGATCTACGCATATTAGACCAAAATATAATTGATCAGCGGATGAGCTTATGTGAGGAATGCCCTGAATTAATACAGTTAACCCATCAATGCAGGCAGTGCGGCTGTTACATGCCTGCCAAGACTAAGCTCTCTAATGCCAGCTGCCCTTTGGGTAAGTGGGACATCGTAGAGTAGGGACGGTAAACTAGAACTATGCGTGGAGATCAAAAAGAAGGCCGATTCAGTGTTGCGTACGAGCGTGGCTCTTTCGTGTCCGGAACCACCACAGAGCTTGTACAAACCGTAGGTCAGTATATTGACTGGTGGATCTTTGACTCCCCTAATACTCAGGTAGACCCTATCTATGATGTGGGCTCATCTGTAATTGGTGGGGGACGTAAGTGGCTTACTCCATTCCGTGTACCTATTGTAAATGGCGACCTACAACAGGGTGCTACCGTACAGAGCGACCGTGGTTTCTACAACACCGATATCCTGACTATCACTCTTAACATTGACGTAGTAGAGAACCACCTTAACTTCTACGGTGGCAATATAGCTAACTACCGCCAGCTTTCAACCATTGAGTCTAACCCAGATGCTTACCTACGTGATCGTATCGTATACCGTGGGGAAGTGTTCTCTCCTACAGGCGTTCAACCAGTGGGTATTATAAAAGAAAAATATAGTCTTCTTCTAGTAACCTGTGAACAGGTAAATGCAGAAGAGCTTGTAAATGATCCACAGTTCCAGGACTATGCAGGCTATAATCCGTTTGACGAATCTACCGCTCCGAAGGGAGTCTAATGGCAATTGTACACGTAAATAAAACAGTAGCAACAACAGCTACTTTACTTACAACATTAAATACTGTTACCGAATATACGGCAGTATCTATTCAAAACAATGATGCAGCATCAATATTTATTGGGGATAGCACTATCGCCACCAGCGGGACAAATAAAGGTCACATAGGTGCCTCAGGCTCTACTTATCAACTTTGGTTACGTGCTAATGATGCCGTGTATGCTATTTCAGCAGCAGGCACCTCGTCTAATGCTGTATCGGTTCTATACTCACAGGTTTAATATGCCTTTCAAGTCTAAAAAGCAGGAAAAATGGATGTGGGCTACACACCCACAGATGGCAAAACAATGGGAAGCCCATACCCCTAAAGGAACTAAGCTCCCAGAAAAGGTACGCAAACATGGCAACAAAAAAAGTAAGTAAGAAGCACCCAGGCTTTGAAAAGGCTTCTGCTAAGATTGCTGAAAAGGAAGGCGTCTCCCAAAAGTCGGCAGACGCTATTCTGGCAGCATCTTCACGAGGAGCTTCAAAGTCAGCCAAGAAAAAAAATCCAAAGCTCAAGAAGGTCTGATCGTGGCAAAAGAAGTGAAGATTGATGGCAAGACCCACAAGTTCTCTAAGAACAAGAAGGGCGACGTCATAGTAAGCCACCCAGAAGGGGGAGGTCCTACCCTGGACTTAACCAAGAAGAGTGGTAAGATTAAGACTATCCAACAGGGTGTTGCGGCTGGAAAGCAGTGGCACCGAACTCACAAGACAGGGAGATAACTATGTGCAAAGCATGCGGATGCGGTTGCTCAAAGCCTAAGTGCGGTGGCGCTTGCAAGAAGAAGGCAAAGCCTACTACTAAAAAGGACAAGTAATGTCACACCATAAAGACTCTGCTAAGGAAAAGAAGGCAGATAAGAAGCAAGACAAGAAGCTCGAAAAGGGCATGACCCCAGCTCAGAAGAAGAAGTTTGAAGCTGCGGATAAGAAGATGGATAAGAAGCACCCTACTCGTAAAGAAGACGAGAAGATGGATAAGGCTTTGGCCAAGAAGGTCAAGAAAAAGAAGTAACGACTTAGGCCCCGAGAGGGGCCTTTTTCGTTTATGATTGCTATTGACGCCGGAGTAATCCGGAACCCTGCTGCCACACCTTGCGCCTTCCTATGGAGGAATTATGATTTACCTAGCTCAACGGCTGGCTCGTGAAGAGACCGATGCCGATAAAGAAGAGTTCATTCGTGGTGCAGTTGGACTGAACCAAGGCGGAGAAAAGAAAGTTCTCGCCGGTTTTGTCGCAGGTTATCTGCTCTCGAACTGGATTCGTAACCGTGGCTAGTGTAAAAGCATACTTAGAGCAAGCAATCCGTGTAGCTGAAAAGCAGATCACAGAGTCATATACAGCCAGACTTCGTGAACATCTTGGTGCCTACTCTTGGCCTGATGAGATCATCAATGAGATCCGAATGGATTATGATGAGAACACTCACAGCATTAAATACCCTGAGCATCTTGAAGACACTATCCTAACCCTAGAATACGGAACCTCTTCCGTACCTCCTTCTCCTGCCTTGAGAACCTTTACGTTAGGAATCATGAACTAATGCCATTTCTAATCAATGAAGATGAAGCCCTAAAGACTTTGCTCCAAGGCCTTACAGTCTCAGATGGCGGCAATGCTGCTCGTCCTGTAGCTGTATACTATGGTCAGCCAGATAAAGATATCCGTAGCCAGACCTACCCATATATCACCCTAGACCTTGTGGGTGTTCGTGAGGATCCTGAGCGTGCACACCGTGGATATGTTCCTTTGACCTATACCCCTGAAGGTGCATCTATTCAAACAGATGCTGATGGCAACATTATTACTAATGTTAACTTTCCTATCCCGGTAGATCTTATCTACCAGATCTCTACCTGGTCACGTCAGCCTAGACATGACCGACAGATTATGGCTAGCCTGTTCTCTACTGGTAGACTTCCACTTAGATTTGGGCAACTGCCTGTCCCTCAAGACGGTACTAACCGTAGGTTGGACATGTTGGGTTTCTCAAAAAGAGATACGACTGAAGGTGGCAAGCGCCTCTTTAGTAATGTATACAACATCCGGATCAGTTCTGAACTGTTTCCAGATCAAATCGCTCAGGTATACCAAGTACTTGAGAGTCCTATAATCTCGTACAAATATCAAAACACCCCATTTACTACAATTACTAACTAATTCCGCCCCACTAAGAAAACAACCTAACCCTAAGGAGTAAACCCGAATGGCTACATTCAGTCGTCCCGGAGTCTATATCCAAGAAGTTGCATTGCCACAGACTGTTACTCCTGCTGATTTCAGCAGCGCAGTAGGTGCCTTTGCAGGTTCACTTCCAAAAGGACCTACTACAGCACCTGTATATCTTGCTGCATGGTCAGACTTTGTCAACACTTTTGGTGGACTAAACGACTCTTACCCAACAACCTGGGCTGCCTATAACTTTGTTGCTAATGGTGGTCGTGGTCTCTATGTTAAGCGTGTAGTAGGTACAGGCTCAGCAGCAGGCACATTGCCTATTACTGATGGTACTGGAACTACCCTTACAGCTACTGTTACTGCAGCATCTGCAACTTCAGGAACTGTAACCTATACAGCTAACAATACTTTTACAGCTGGACAGACCGTATCTATTACTGGTCTTTCAACATCAGCGTTTAACCTAACAAACGTGGTTATCGCAACACGCTCAGCAACTCAGTTCACTGTTACAAACGCTGCCACAGGCACAGCTGTAACAGGCGCTACAGCTACAGCTACAGTAACAACTAGCTCTAATACCGTCTTCACACTTAACGCTATCAACGCAGGTTCATGGTCTACAAGCTATCAAGCACAGATCGTATCTGCAGGTACATCAACTCGCTTTGGGTTGAACATCTACCAAGTAGTAACTGTTAACGGTGTTACAAGTAACGTTCTAGTTGAGAGCTATACAGATCTAAGCATGGACTCTACTGATAAGAACTACTTCCGTTCTATTATCAATACTGCTTCAGCTTTAGTTACTGTTCCAGCAACAGGCATTGATGCTACTAAGTTCCCAGGAACTATGCCATCTGCAGTTGCTTTCAGCGGTGGAACTAATGGAGCTGCTGTAGGTCGTACAGACTACTCAGCTGCATGGCCGACATTTGACTCTGTAAATAACCCACTAGTTATGTACGCACCGGATGCTTCCTATAACTCAGACTATACAATCTCATCTTCAATTCACGGAGATGCTGTAATCTATGCAGCTGGCCGTAACGATGCGTTTGTGGTTATTGACACTGTTGCAGGAAACCTAACAGCAGTGGCAGCTCAAACAGAAGTTGATGGAACAGTAGCTAACTTTGCAGCTTCAACTGCAGGTGGAATTGCTGCAGCTTACTGGCCTTGGATCAACATCCCAGACCCAACTAAGTCAGCAGGAGCTACACGTCTACAGGCTCCAGGAGCTGCAGTTGTAGGTCAGTACCTTGCAACAGATGCTTCTCGTAGCCCAGCTAAGACCCCTGCCGGTCTTAACAACAAGATTGCTCTTGCAGTATCTACAGAGCACTTGTTTACAAATGCTGAGCTTGATGCAATCAATACTTCATCAAACCCTATCAACCCTATCCGTAACGTTCCTGGCGCAGGAATCGTTATCATGGGTGGACGTACTTTGGATAACACTCCAAACAATCGTTACATTAACATTCGTCGTTCTCTTATCTACATTGAAAAGCGTCTATCAGACCTTACTCAATTTGCAGTCTTTGAGAACAATGATTCACGCCTATGGTTGCAGATCCGCACCACTATCAACTCCTTCTTGCTAAGCTATTGGCAGAATGGTGGACTACGTGGTTCTACTGCAAATCAGGCATTCTATGTAAAGTGTGATGCTACAACAACTAGCTTTACCGATATGCAAAACGGTAAGGTCAACATTGAAGTCGGTGTCGCTTTAGAATACCCAGCAGAGTTCGTTGTCATCAAGCTTGGACAACTAACCGGAAACGCAACAGCGTAAAGGAGATAATGACAAATGGCATCACCAGTAGATAATCCGCTAAGTACGTTACTTACGGATCCAGTACGCAACTTTAAGTTCCTCGTGACATTCACACCAACAGGTGGCAAGGATGCTTCATGGGGAGCCAACTTCGGTACTATGGGCTTCGTATCTCTTTCCGGTCTAAGCGTAACAACAGAACCAATCGCTTACCGTGAAGGTGGATA